CTTAAATCACTTCGGTGATAGGGTTACAGACGGTCTACGAGGACCAGGGTACCTAGCATTAGACGGTTCGCTGGCAGTTAAAGGTACCATCGAAATGGATGGTAACACTCTGCGTAACTTACCTGCTCCAAGAAGAGGAGCTGTAGGCGACACTGAAGCTGTGCCTAAGTTTTATATGAAACTAGGCAATGTAGAAGATGGTCCAGACTATTGGAGACCAGCACTAGGTACGCCAACTTATGCTATACAGAGAGCTGACATACTAGCATTTACAGGAACTGATTCGCAGTTCAGTCATGCTACAATGACTGGTGCGTTAACGTTTACTTTAAACACAACAACACCAACCGATCCGTTTGTTGTATCAACTATCAATGACAACGTTATCGTCAATGATGATATCAACTACGACGCTGGTATATTACAACATAAACTAAACTTAAATTACATTCGTGACACAGCAGCTGACGGTTTCACAATTACTGCTTATACAACCTCAGGAGTTCCGTCTGGATTCACAAGGTTTACTGCTAACGGTCACGGTATCAGCGAAAATGACAGCATTGAAATATTAGGTGAAACCACAGGAACCCTTACAGGAATTAATAAACGTTGGAAGGCTGTAAGCGTTACTACAAACACTTTTGATATTCCTATTACAGGGTTAACAGGTGTGCTCAGTGGTAATGCTAAGGTAAGAGAGCCTGGTATTCTTAGCGGTGCTAAGACTACAGAGTTCCAAATTTCAAGCACAGGTTTCTTACAACTAAGACCTTCGAGCAATACTGCTACAGGCGTTACATTTGACAAACTTGCTTACATTGATCCAGCACAGTATGACGCCACAGACGAAACCACCTATGCGGGTGGCGGGCTTAAATTATTAGGTCGTCGTGCATTACCTACTGCTGGTTCTGTAATAGGCAGTCCTGTACCAATAGATGCTAGAACTGTAATTAGAGACGGGTACGGTCTTTCTAAGTTTGATGTTCCATTAGAGGGCGTGTTGGTACGAACCGACCTTAGCAATGATCCTACTGATGTTAGCTTTACATCTATCGGATACGGCTCTTCTAACAGCAGCAATGATCTAGTCCAAAGAGATAACAGCGGTAATTTTGCTGCTAACGTTATTACTTCAAATGGAATGATAACCAATGACAATATCACCTTCGTGACTGATACTGCTAGTGTTTCAAATCCAAAAGGCATTAGGATGACGATCAGTAGTACTACTGCTACTGTTCTTCAGAGAGCTGTTGAAAGCACCGGCGATAATGCTTTCAAAACAGTACTTAGAAACGGTAACGGTGGACTTGGTATCGTTCTTGTAGACGGCAATAGTGCTTCTAACAAACGAACAGAATACTATGCTCAAGAACACAGAATCTATAATGCTACAGGTGGTGGTGGCATTTTAAATATCTCTGGGGGAATATTGAAAGCAGGCGGTGGTAGTAGTGCTGCTACGGTACAAGGTACATTTACCTTAGATGCTGGTGCCACTTTCCAAGCTACATGGGCCGACTTAGCAGAATGGTATAGTTCAGACAAAGAATACGAACCAGGAACTGTTTTAGAATTTGGAGGCGATGCCGAAGTACGTGCTTCAACTAAACAAGGAACTACTAGAGTAGCCGGTGTAGTAACTACTAACCCAGCATACACTATGAACCAAGGACTAGAAGGAACTAGATCTTGCGTAGCTTTACAGGGACGTGTACCATGTAAAGTAGTAGGAAAAGTTCACAAAGGCGATTTAATAATTGCGAGCTCAATACCGGGTGTTGCTATTTCAGCAGGCGAGGTTGCTCAACCTGGTACAATAATTGGAAAAGCATTACAAAACTATGACAGTGATTATATCGGCTTGATAGAAGTTGCTGTAGGGAGACTATAAGAATGGCACAGCGAACTTTATCAATAACACCCCCGTTAACTTGGGAAAAATTTGGCGGAGAGACAGAATCGATCTTTGCCAAGATCAATGACAACTTTACTGAACTTTATCTCAGTATTGGCGGGTCTGGTGTTGACTTAACATCGCTCGGATCAAGTTTAATACCGGATTTTGACGAAGATCACGATCTCGGATCCAGTAGTAAAAAATGGAACAATGTCTATGTGAGTTCGACAGGATTACATATTGGCACAGCAGTTATTACCTCTTCCGGTAGTACAATAGATTTGCCGGCTGGATCAACTATTGGTGGCGTTGGTCCGCAAGTTCCTAGTGTGCTATCGATAACTTCTATAGAATTAGATGCTGGTGTATCTGTTGACAACATTAGTACAGATACTACATTTGCCGTTGACAACGATAATTCTACGCTGGCTACTAAATTAGCTGTAAAAACTTATGTCGATAATCAAATACCCACAGATATTAATCAATTATCTGATACCGGAAATCTACTCGGAGCAGGTTTAGAAACTAGAACAACTGCTTCTGGTACTACTGGAAGTTTGGCAAACAATGCCTCTGAAAATTTAGACGTAGTGGGATTTAAAAGTTATGCTTTATTAAAGATATTAACAAACAGAACAGCATGGGTTCGAGTATACACATCACAGGCTGCTAGATTTGCTGATACTTCAAGATTAATTACCGACGATCCTTTGCCAGGGTCTGGAGTTATAGCTGAAGCAATTACTGACGGTACTAATCCTGTTTTAATAACCCCAAGCATTATTGGATTTAATAACGAAACAGTTCCAACATCCGATGTTTACTTAAGAGTAACCAATACTGATGCGATCACCGGAACTGTCACAGTGACATTATCTTTGATAAAATTAGAGGCTTAATATGTCAGAAATAGATCGTTATGAATATATTGTAACTCTTAAAAATAAAGAGGATCTACCTCAATTCTATAACGATATGGAAACTCCCGGCGGTGATCTTTATATTCCAGATCGAGCCGTAGCGGTAGCCAGTAGAAGACATCTTAGTAGAAATACACATTATTATCTTACCAACGAGGAAGCAGATTTATTAAAAAATGATCCTCGAGTAATGGCAGTCTCTAGATTGCCTAGAGATTTAGGAATGGAACCGACTCCGTTCTGGACACAGACTGGAAAATTTGAAAAAGGCACAGCTATTGAATCCACTGATAAAAATTGGGGATTAGCTAGAATCGTAAACGGAGTCCAAACCACCGGCTGGGGTACTAACAGTGTGTTCGATGAATTACAGGCTTCTATATCTACTGATTCGGCAGGTGAACATGTAGATGTTGTGATTATAGATGCTCATATAAATCCCGCTCATCCAGAGTTTGCCCGTAATGAAGATGGCACAGGCGGAACCAGAGTAGTAAACTATGATTGGTTTCAACATCAAACAGAAGTGGGGTTAAGTGGTCTTGGTACTTACAGCTATACCACTATCTCTAGTAACCACGGAACACATACTGCAGGTACAACAGCAGGTAATACCCAAGGTTGGGCTAGAAAGTCTAACATTTATTATATGGAATTTAATTACACTCCGTGGTCTCAACTTAACGGATGGACGTTATATCTATTTGATTTTCTCAGAGCATGGCATAATAGTAAACCAATCAACCCAGCTACCGGTCGTAGAAATCCCACAGTAACTAATAACAGCTGGGGGTATAGTTATGGAAGTATATTACTTACAGGTATAAATGAGGTCACATATCGAGGTAGTACAACTAATTTAGTTGGTCTAACTACAGCGGATAAAAGAACTGCGTTAGAAAATAATGGTGTTCCTGTACCAGCAGGAAACTTTCTTTATAGGACTCCGGCAAGATTTACCCCGATGGAGGCAGATATAGCCGATGCAGTCGATGACGGAATTATTGTTGTAGCATCAGCTGGAAATAGCTATTGGTATGCTACTAATGACCCTACACATCCAGACTATGATAATAGTATTACACTCAATGATGGACTGTTGTATCATTCTAATGGTTCTAGCCCAGGAGCAGCTCCAGGAGCTATTTGTGTAGGTGCGTTAAGTACTTCTAGTCAAGAATATAAAACAAATTTTAGTAACTACGGCGACAGGATAGATATTTGGGCTCCTGGACAAAATATAATATCAGCTGTTTATAATTCTACAGCAGCTAGTGAATTTGGTATTGCTCTAGCTGATGATCCAAGAAATCCAGTTTTTAAATTAGGTTCGATATCGGGTACAAGTATGTCGGGACCTCAAGTAGCCGGAGTTCTTGCCTGTATCATGAGTAGGTATCCTAACTATACTCCGCAAGAAGCCTATGATTATCTAATGGCCAAAGCTAAAACAGGTCAAATAGGCACTACTAACGGAAATTATGGAGATTATACTAATATTAGAGACAGCAAAAATCGATACTTGTATTTTCCAATAGAAAGACAGCAACAAGGCTCGGCATTTCCCGATACTAGCTACAATTTACGCCCAGCTACAGGAAACATATATCCACGACTGCGTATTAGAAGACGCGGATAAATATTAGATAGAAACAATAATTATGGCTATAGAAACAGTAAACATAGGAAATTTAGTTAACGACGGGCTCGGTGACGATCTACGCACGGCTTTCCAAAAGGTTAATAATAGCCTTTTATCGTTAAACAGCGAGCTAGTTTTAGCAGGACGTAGTTTAGGTGACGGTGCTGCGGTGTACAAAAGAAAATCGAACGCAGCAGGCGATGAAACTATTGCTCCAGAAACGGAGTCAGATAGGTTAGAATTTAGGTCTATAAAAGGTTCTGCTAACATAACAGTTACAGAAAATTCCAACGATATTACTATTTCTACTCCGCTACAAAATGTTTTTACCAAAGTTTCAGTACCCGAGGCTAGTATAATAATTGGTGCTGATACTTCTGACACAACATTAACTCTTGTAGGTGGGGTTAATACCAACCTAGAAGTTAACGGTAAAACAATAACAATTAATACTGATCCTGTAGGAAATATTTTATTACAGAATCTAGATTTAAACACAAACAATATTATCGGTACCGGTAATATAACAATTAACGGAAACATTACTGCTAATAATTTTAATGGAGATCTTTGGGGCTATGATGGTTTTGAATCAGTGAGTGCGTTGTATTCTTTCGATTTTGGAACTTATACGAATGTATTCAACAATGCTCTACAATTTCTTGTTTCCAACAGTGACTTTGACATGGGAACTATAATAGTCCCAACTGATCTAGAAATAGATCTCGGAACGTTTTAACGGAGAATTATAAATGGCTCTAAGATTAAAAAGAGGAACCACAGCTGAAAGATTAACTTACACCCCACTCAATGGGGAGTTGGTTTATGATATAGATCAAAAAGCGATCTACATAGGAGACGGAGCCTTAGCCGGCGGCAAACTATTAGCCAGTGGTGGAACAATTATTGACGATATCGTCCTAAATGGAAACGATATCACAGGCACAGGTAATATTGACATAACTGGCGATATTGACGTAGCTGGTAACATACATGCCACAGGTAATATAACATCAGATGGAACTATTACACTTGGTAATAATGATGCAGACGAAGTAGAATTCAAAGCAGAAATAGTTTCTAATATTGTTCCAGATACAAATAATACATACGACTTAGGTGCTCCACTTAAAAAATGGAACACAGTTTACGCTAATACCGTAGATGCTACTACTGTTAATGGAAATACTGAAGGGTATCATACTGGTGATGTCACTGGATCTGTATTCGCAGATAACTCAACACTATTAGTTGATGCTACCTCAGGAAGGATCGTTGGTCCTGTATTTGCCAATGTCACTGGTAACACAACTGGTACACATACCGGAAACGTTATAGGTAATGTTCTCGGTGATGTTAACGGAAACCTAGCTGGCGTTGTTACAGGAACGTTTGTTGGAGCAGTATCTACTCCAGACGGACAGGTTATATTTGATACTAGATTAAGTGGCGACATTACACTGCCTGCTAACCTTGTAGGCGATGTATTTGGGTCTGTTTATGCTAACGACTCTACAAGACTAGTAGATGCTATAGCATCACGTATTAATACCAACGGCACTATCGACGAAGTTATTCCTGCGGTTAACAATACTTCGAGGGTGGGTAATAGAGAATATAGATTTACTACAGGTTATTTCCAAGACGGATTAAACATTGCTGATAGACATCTAACCGTAGTCGGTAATAAATTATCTGCTTGGGGCGGAATCAATAGTAACGTAGAAGTAGTTACTACCCTTAGTGCTGCTATCCCCGACGGAGTTACAACTACTAACTTTACAGTTACTTCTGGCTCTGGCATTAAAAATGGAGCTAAATTTTATCTAAATGGTACTTCAGAATTGGAGGTTCAGAGTATTGTAGGTAACACAGTAACAACCACTGGTACCTTTACTCCGTCAGGAAATGTATTAGGGCAGACTGTAAGATTCTTTAATCCATCTACTAGTACACCACTTGCCACATTTAGAGATGTTGTCCCTGCTACATCAAAAGGACTTAACGGTGATATGCCAGGCATGGTATACGCAAACGCCAATTACATTTATTTTTGTATAGCACCGTGGGATGGTATTGCTGACATATGGATTAGAACTCCTGTTATTTTAGCCACATTCTAAGGAATCATGAATGTCACTGTCTTGGATAACACCCCCTGGATCTCTAGGGAGCATAAACGAGAGAGATAGGCAAGATATAACAATTCTTGCTACCTCAACTCAAGGCCCAGTGACCTTTTCTATACAGGCAGGATCCTTGCCTAGAGGTCTTAGATTAGAAAATAATAATATACTAGGAACTCCTTTTGAAGTTTCTAAGCCCACCACTTCACGCTTTGTTATCCGAGCCAGCGATGGTGTTGAAAATAAAGATAGAACATTTAGCATATCTGTAGGAGGGTACGACGAACCTCGATGGGTAACTACAGAAGGTCTATTACCCGTAGGACCTAATTCAACATTTTTTGTTCTTGACAACGATAAAGTAGATTTTCAATTAATAGCAATGGATCCTGATATGCCTGCCGGGGATACTATAGAATATTATATTCCTTACAACGGCGGCGAACTTCCTCCCGGATTAACATTATCAAGAAGCGGACGTATAACAGGGTTTACGGATCCTATTTTTGCCCTAGACTACAAGATATACAGCGGTAATTTTGATTTAAATTTATTTGATTCTGAACCTTACGATTTAGGTACTAGACCCATTAATGGCTTTGACAGTTTTGATTTTGATTCAAGGACCTTCGACTACTTCGACGAAACAGGATTTCCGAGACGATTAACACGCTACTATCAATTTACAGTAGTTGCCACAGACGGATTATTTGAAGACCGTCGAACTTTTCAAATTTATGTTGTCAGCGAAGATTTCCTAAGATCCGACA